GACGGGAAGAAGGGGGACGACGAGACTTACGAGTACGTTTTGGAGGCATGTTCGCAAGACAATTTTATTCGAGATTGTAAAAACTCGAATAATGCGAGCGTCCAAGACCACTCGCATAACCACACTATACTCTCTTACGCCAAGCCATGTTCTTGTCAGAAGACAGAACAGGAGCAGTAAGTAGATATTCTATAGGTGGATCGTCGTTAGAAGTTTTAGAAGTTTTAGGTTTCTGCCACTTACCAGCAATTAATACAGGTTTGATGTAAGTTGGAGACCGCTGTTTGGGTACATGTGTTTTATCCACATCCTTAGGTGGGTAAACCTTCCTGGGTTTTTCTACCCAGGTGCCATCGGCTACCTTCTTAGCCTTAAACTCTTCAAAGGAAGGGGCTGGAGTATCAACCCATTCACCACTAGCAACCTTGAGAGCTTTAAATTCAGAAAAAGCGCCAGTGTGGCCTGCGAGGCCACACGGAATAGTAGGTTCATCAAGACTAACCTTACTTTCTTTCTTAGGAAGAGGCACTATTTCATCGAGTTTAGGATCATTAAATCGCACATGTTTCATCACAATAGGCCGCTGTAATGAAGGAGCTACCAAAGGTGAACTAAACTTAACACCAGAAGGTAACACTTCACCACGAACGACAACAGGTATATCAGACTTGGCGGGTATACTTGCCATGAACATAGGTGCAGCCATTAATTGGGGTATAGTGGTGCATTGCTGACACCACACTGAAAACCGCTTATAATCAAAATCAGGGACTTGTGCTTCAACAGCATCCAACATCCACTCACCAGCGGTATTTTCATATTGGTCTTCTGACTTATACCTAGATAGCCAAGACCGAATAGATTGAGTTGCTTCATTTATTAGAGGTGTGGAACCATTAACAGCAATGACCGCACGACAAAAATCCCCAATAATTGGGGTATTGAGGTCAGTCAATGCAAATCCACGCACCTTTTCAAACAATTTCATCACAGGAGTGACATTGTTCGCCAACCCAACACATGTGTGCAATTTGGCAGCTTGCCGCAATACATCACACATGTTAGACTGGTCCCCAAACCACACATTGGGAGAGTAACACCTGGCCAAAAATTTAATGCCAGGAGCACTTCGCAAAATGGGTTCGATCGTCAATTTTTGGCCAATCATCTGAGCAGCAGATACATAAATGTGGGACTCAATATCAGCAGTTAAGCCATCATCACCACCATATATGCC